TAATACCGCTGTGGAAAAAGCTCTCGTATAGAAGCACACGTAACATATTGATCGACTACCCAGAGGTAGGAAGCCACCAAACAAATTGGGCTCACTGGTTGATATAGATTGTTTTGTTGGCAGTCGAAAAACACAAACACAGTACATAAAAACTCTTTAGCAATAGGAACGAAGCGAGAGGTAGCTGGAAACAGCGATGTCGACGTAGGTTGGGTAAGGTCAGAGCCCATTGTACTTTGTGTATAAACAATTACCTACTTCCAATGTCTCGGCTGGTGCATGACTCACATGAAGCGCATTTTGAGATTAGATGGGACCGTAACAGGTTCCGTCTGACTGAAACGATCTACATGAAACTTAAACAATATTACATTCGTAATATTGCAATTATATATAAATCATTTAATCAAAACGAAGTGTTATAGTTTGAGTGCTAACGAAAACTTATATCTACGAAGTAGATATACTAAATATATTTAATAAATACACATATGTTAAGGAGATTATCTTAGATGGTAGCAGTATACGATATTATAAACGAAGCTGGCAGTGTTGGAGACTTTATGCTTAATGCTGGTGATCGTATTGTTCATAACGGCATTACTGCTGAATGGAAAGGAAATCAATTCCAAGTAACTAGTATGAATGCAACAGCTCGTGACAATTATCCAGATGTTCGTGTTAATCAACCATTGCCAAGAAAATATCGAGGCGGGTTTGTTAATGCTTTACGAGCTAGTTCTGGATTGCAGAGAATTGACTTTGACGGCGGTGGCGGCGTTAGAGGACAAATAAATAATACACCGGTTGGTGTGACACCTGGAAATAACGATAGTCGAGAAACAGAAGCTGATAGTGAACGAAGACTAAGACGTCGTGGCGCCTGGGCAGCTAGTAAAAGAGCTTTTCAAGGCACACTTGGTATATCTCTAAGTTTAGGTTTGCCGTTGGCTGCGTATTCTCAGTTAGAGCAAGAGCTGAAGGAACTTCATAATCTTAAATATCCTATCCCACCTGGCGAAGATGGGCATGACCCACAGCTATGGGCAAACCCTATGTCTGAAGAACAATATCAGATAGCTGCTGGCAGATATTTTGCTACTTGGGTAGGAACATTTGTAGTTCCGGCTCTTATTACTATACTTAGAAAGGGACGTAGAGCCATAATGGCGCTTTTAACGCCAATAAGAACAATGATGGCAGCTGCCGCTGCGATTAGACAGGGTATAAGTATTGCAGCCGGCCCTGGGTTTTTAGGTATGGCAGTATTCAACGCACTAGTACTTCTTCTAACTGAAGTTGGAATTTATTTTGCAGCACAAGCAATTATGCGTAATGAAAATGTTCGAAATGCTCTGATAAAATTTGTTGCTAGTTATTACGGAATGCAATTTGCAAAAGCGATGGATATAAGTTATAATGTCATAGGCAGTGCAATAGTTGGTGCAATAGATCTTGCTACAGATGACGACGATGCGGTTGCTGCTGTAAAAGACGCTGTTGATGAATTTGCTGCAACACAAGGCGGCGCTGCGCCAACTGTGAGCGACACAGAAGTAGGTCAAGGCGCGGCGGAAGTCACTCCGGCTGCTCAAGGCACCGGCTCCGGACTAGATAATGTTTTTGATTAATAAATTAAATTAACGGCATGTTAGCTTTTTTGCTAGATTCAATGTTTTCTTTGATTATTTTTTGAAGAATTGTAATATCTTCAATGTCTGTAGCTGTTAGCAATGTGTGCGAATCTACACCGCCTCTCATATACCAAGACAATTTATAGATTTCGTGTTTAAGTTGTTTTATTGAATTTTCATATTCTTTTGAAAGTTCGTGAACTTCAGAGTCCGAGCGATGGACTAGCGTTTCGAGAAAAAACTTGAATAATCCAAATTAGGTTGAATAGATTGTTCTTTGTTACAATTACTGCACTCTACTGTAGCAGCTGGTATTTCAAGTGCTTTAGCATTTTTAGCATATAAATCTTGAATAGTATTATAAAAATCACTTTCATTGTTAAGAATAAAATCTTTAATAAAAAGATGATTTGTTTCTGAAGTTCCGTCGGGTGTTGTTACTTCTGTAACAACACTACAAATAACATTTTTAGTCTGTTCATTTATTTGTTCATATATTAAATCAATTTGCTCAGCACGCTCGTTAGCATCTTCTAATTTAGACAAGATTTGATTTAGGTGGCGCCTTAGTTTAACACTTTCTTGTTGATTTGAAACAATTTCTTTATAATATAGCGGTCTTATTTTAAATTTAAACTCGTTAACAGTAGTTTCGTAAACTAATTCAGCAGCAGTTAGATGATCAAGCAGTTGTTGTAATGGAAATGCAAAAGTGTCTTCGTTTTCGCAAGACTCGCATACTTTAGTTAAACTAATTGAATCGCCGTAACTTGCAATTCGTATAGCAGCAAGGATATAATCTAAATCTCGATTAGTAATAAAATTTGCATCTTTAATTGACGGAACGCAATTTTGAATAACACCCATTGTTGCCTTGCCGCTAAATAGTCCGTCTGGAGTTTTAATAGCAATCTCGTCATTGGCTGTCATGCTATACACTTCTAGTTCTTCAACTTTGTCTAATGCACCAGACGGATAAGCGTTTCCTTTACTAGGCAGATCAATAAACAGCTTAGGCTGTCTAGTATATTTTGCTAACGGATTTGTAGAGTTTTCCATGCACCTGTTCCTAAGATAAATATATTATGCAGTTATTTATATCTACATGAATTTAGGAGTTTAAAGTTTGAGCGAAGAACAAGAAAGCATTGAAGCTGCCATTGCAGCTAGAGAACGAGAAAGTGCTGCAATTGCCCGATTGAATCGAGGATTGGGTGGTCTGAATACAGTATTAGGTAATGTTCTTCGTGGTGCTCCGCAGGGACTTTCAACGTTTGCTGACGGTTTGAGCTCAGGTCTTAGTCAAGCTCTCCAAGGTGCAGATGCATATGTAGGAGTTTGGAGAGATCTTACTACTAGAGGTGTAAACTTCGGCAACGAACTAGATAACATGATTACAACTGTAGGTGCTGCTAACTTACAGATGGAAAAATTTGTAAACATTGTAGATCAGTATTCAAATTTCTTAGCTGGCAGTGCAATAACAACTGATCAAGGCGCCCAGCAATTCTTATCACAACTTACATCATTTGTTAGAAAAGGAAGCGATGGATTTGATCCATTATTTCTTGAATTAGAAAAACTAGGAATGGGAGTAAATGAAGTTGCTGAAAGAATAGTAGAATACAATGCATTAACATCTATTCTTGGTTTTAGAGAAAGGCGCACTGAAAACGAACGAAATCGTGGCATGGCAGAGTATGCTAAAAATCTTGATAAATTGTCAAAGCTTACAGGTATCCAGTCAGACGAACTAGCTAGACAGCAGCGCGAAATATCTATGCAAGGTGATGTTTTTGCATTTACTCAAATGATTGACGAGGAGGTACGTGACGAGCTTACTAGTACACTAGGTGTGTTTAAAACTATGGGTCCAGAAATGCAACGATATGCAACACAGATGTTAACTCGAGGATTCATAGACCCTGACGATCCTGCAATGGTACAGATACAACGTTCAATGCCGGATCTAAGAGATGCGTTAGTTGACATGCGAGGTCATTTGTTAGGCAACAATGAGACACTTGCAAGTATGTCTAGCGATATGGCTATAACAGCAGCATCGGGTATTAGAGAAAATCAGATATTGTTAAGAGATGCAATGTTAGGAGGAGTAACTGAATACACTAGTGCCGCGGTAACACTGTTAACTAATAGTTCAAGTTCTGCACTAGCATTGTCTGCTAGTGCAATTAGAGATCAGCTTCGAGAAGAGCGCGGCCTTTCTGACGATGCATTTATTAGTAATGCTGATGTTCTTGCAACACGAGAAGAAATGCTTCGAAAGTTAACTAAGTCACAAACTGAGACAGGCGGTCAAGGGCAGAAAGTACTTGAAGAAATACAAAGTTTATTAAGAGAAGGCAGAGAAGTTGCTGTTGTAGCACAAGAAGAAACAGTAAATCTTATATTCGGTTCTATTTCGGGAGCAGCGCAGACATTAAGAAATAACCTTGACGGTATTAATTTAGCAGGCGGACTTCAGGATATACTCAGTGATTTAAGAGGCTGGGCAAGTGGTGTAACTGATATTGACCCTGCAGGTGACGCCCTTACACGAGCTGCTCAAAACAGGCAAGCAGAATTAAATGCCATTGCAGCAATGATTCAAGATACTGATCGTGCAGGAGCGGATGCACTATTAGAAACTTCAGCTGCATTAGCAAACGCAGCAAGTGATTTTGACCCTGAAGATCAGTCAACGAGAACCCAAATACAAATGTTACTAGAACAATCAAGAGTAATGCTTGAGAGTCGTAGTCAGCTGCTAAGAGTAGACACTGACCGTGTTAGTATTATTGCTGACTTTGTAGATTTAATCACTGGCGACGGCGGTAGGGCTACAGGAACACTTGGAACTACAGGAAAACTATTTGAAGATTTTGGCAAAGAAACATTAACTCCGTTGCACGGTATTGAATCTGTAACCACTCCAGAGCAAATGGCATCAATAGTTGAACATTCTGCATTAGGTGCAATGCGAGCTACTATGCAATCGGTTATGGCATCGGGATTCACAAACAACAGCAGTTCTCTGGACGGAATGTTAAATACAATAAGAAACATACCGGCACAGATGTCTGATCAAATGCAGCAAACAACAGGTACTTCGGAGTTAGAAAATGCAATGTCAAGATTAGCTTCGCAAATGAGAGTTCCGTTAGAAGAGGCATTAAATAACACATTAGTTCCAAGGATGGAACAGCTAGTACAAGTTAACACAAGAAATGCAGACACAAGTGATAAAATTAAAAAAGGCATCGGCAGCATTGGATCCGATATGCTAAGGAGCGTATAAATTGAGTTGGAAAAAATATTTTACACCGGTATCGTCGGATAATTCGATAAACGGTACTTACGGACCAATTAGTGGCGCCGCAGCAGGATCTCGACCTGGGCCAGCACGCTCAAATTATAGTTCCTATTTACCAGATGTATATGTAGGTTCGCCGAACAGAGTTGAACGCTACGGACAGTATAACACAATGGATCAAGATTCAGAAGTAAATGCTGCTCTTGACATTCTTGCAGAGTTTTGTACGCAAATTAATGACGAAAACGGAACTAATTTTAAATTTAACTATTTTAAAAGTGCTACAAACAGCGAAGTAACTATTTTAGGTCAATATTTAAAACAATGGTGTAAAACACAAAAGTTTGAAACACGCATGTTCCGCATATTCCGTAATGTTTTTAAATACGGAGATGCTCTGTTTATTCGAGATCCAGAAACTAAAAAATGGTACCATATTGATCCTGCAAAGCTTAATCGAATTATTGTTAACGAAAGCGAAGGCAAGACACCTGAACAATACATTATTAAAGACTTTAATTTAAACTTTAGAGATATGGTTGCTACTACACCATTTCAAACAACTGGAAATATTACCGGCGCAGGCAATCCAAATACAGGATATTTTACTGGAAGTGGCAGAGGCATGGTTGGCAATTCTAATCAAGCACAAGGCAGTAGATTTAATGTTGAAGAGGGCGAAACAGCAATTGATGCCGAACATGTTGTTCATTTAAGTCTAAGCGAAGGTCTTGACCAAAACTATCCGTTTGGACAAAGCTTGCTAGAAAGTATTTTTAAAGTTTACAAACAAAAAGAATTACTTGAAGATGCAATTATCATCTACAGAGTTCAAAGAGCGCCAGAGCGTAGAGTATTCTACGTTGATGTGGGTAACATGCCATCGCACTTAGCGATGCAATTTGTAGAACGTGTTAAGACGGAAATACATCAAAGACGTATCCCATCGTCAACAGGTGGAGGACAAAATGTCATAGACAGTTCTTACAATCCACTGTCAATCAACGAAGATTACTTTTTCCCACAAACTGCTGAAGGACGTGGATCAAAAGTTGAAACACTACCGGGCGGTACTAACCTAGGAGAAATTGATGACCTTAGATATTTTACTAATAAGCTCGTACGTGGTTTACGAATCCCTAGTAGCTACTTACCCACAGGCGCCGATGATGGCGCTTCTAGCTTCCAAGATGGAAGAGTAGGTACAGCATATATACAAGAATTAAGATTTAATAATTATTGTGAACGTTTACAAGGTTTAATAGTTGAAGAATTTAATCAAGACTTTAAACGTTACTTGCTCGAAGTTGGAGTTAATATCGATACTTCGATGTTTGATTTAGAATTCCAAGAACCACAAAACTTTGCTGCTTACAGGCAGTCAGAACTTGACAATGCTCGTGTGCCAACATTTACGCAAATGAGTGCTATACCATATGTATCAAATAGATTTGCTATGATGCGTTTCTTAGGAATGAGTCAAGAAGAAGTTGCAGAAAACGAAAGACTGTGGCGCGAAGAAAACGACGAAACTTTAGGAGCACCTGACACTGACACTGCTGGAGAAATGCGTACAGCAGGAATTAGTAATGCAGGCATCGGTGCTGATTTAGGCTCTACTGAAGATGTTGCAGACGACGGAGTTGAACCAGAGTTTGGCGGCGAGGACACACCACCAGAAACTGCAACAGGGCAAACTATCGGCAGTGCAGCGTCAACTGGCGAACAAACAATCTAAGGCATAAATACTAACATGATACTAAGAGAACTTTTTTATTACGACAAAGAAACACTTGAGCCGACAGAAGATAATTCTTACGAGCCTCAGTACGATACATCTATTGTTAAAAGTTCTGACACTAGAAAGTCGAGACTAACACTGCGCCAGATTAACCGAGCAAGAAAAGCATCTGATGTACACACTAAAGAACAAGCTAATGAGCTTGAGTTTGTACGACAAATGTATGGAATATCTGCTCAATCTGCTGCAGGCGCCGGCATCTAAATGCCTAAGGTTGATAAGACTGGGTTAACTAAACAACAATCTAAAGCACTTCTAGCAGAGCGCAGAAGACAAAAATCTATTGAACAAATAAAAAATGTTCAACAAAAAACTCTTAACGAACATACTAATAAAACTTATGGATTTGTACTAGGAAATGGTACTAGTCGTAATAGAATTCCTTTAGAATCTCTTAAAGAATTTGGAAAAGTATACGGGTGTAATGCATTGTATAGAGAATTTGATCCAGATTATCTAGTTGCAGTAGATGCTAAAATGATATTAGAAATTGATCGAAAAGAATATCAAAAACGCAATCCGAATGTATGGACTAATCCTAACAAAGCTTACAAATACATTGAAGGTTTGAACTATTTTAAGCCTAGTAAAGGATGGAGTTCAGGACCAACTGCATTACATTTAGCAAGCGAACATCAGAACAGTTCTATCTTTATTTTAGGTTTTGATTATAAAGGTTTAGAGAACGGTAAACGAGTTAATAACGTATATGCTAGCACACCAAACTATAAAAAAACTACAGATGCTGCAACATATTATGGTAACTGGCTCAAACAAACACAGACAGTTATTAAAAATAATCCGTTAATAAAATATTATAGGGTTATAGCACCTGATAATTATCAACCGCAAGAACTAAATAAATTTAACAACTTAAAACATATTTTTATTGAAGATTTTATTAAAATGTTCAATATTTCTTAACACATCTATAAAATAGCTTGTTTTGAGCCTATTTTCGCATACTTTTTACTATCGATGTTAAATACAACTGACAGCCTTACCATAGGTAAAACATTTATAGGAGAAAAAAATGGCAGATTCAAAAAAGTTTGAAGAAATGCTTGAGCGCTTGATCAATGAAGATCGTGAAGGTGCTGAAGAATTATTCCACGAGATTGTGGTTGAAAAATCAAGAGATATTTACGAGTCACTACTAGAGTCAGACATGGACGACGAAGAAGTCGAAGAAGCTACTGATGAAGAAGTTGACGAGTCAGATGAAGATTTAGACGAGTCAGACGATGAAGAAGTTGACGAGTCAGATGAAGATCTAGACGAAGGTTTTAACTTAGACGAGTTCGAAGTTGAAGCAGACCCAATGGATGCAATGATGGGTGGCGATGCAGGCGATGACCTAGAAATGGACGTAGCAATGCCAGATGCAGATGCTGCACCAGAAGTAGACGGTGAAGAAGAAGAAATTGAAGATCGTGTTATGGATCTAGAAGATGCATTAGCAGATCTAAAAGCAGAATTTGATTCAATGATGGACGGCGACGAAGGCGACGACATGGACATGGACATGGACATGGACGACGAAGGCGAAGAAGACGAAGAAGGCGACGAAGACGAAGCTGAAGAAGAGTCATATGCTTTTGAATCGGACGACGAAGAAGTTGAAGAAGCAGCTGACGATGAAGAAGGTGAGAAATCACAAACTGAAACAATGCGTGAGTATGTAGAAAAAGTATCAGCATCTATGGGTGATACCGGCACCAATGGCACTAAGTCAGCAGTAGCAGGTAAAAATGACATGGGTGGTACAGTAAGCAATCTAAACCAGTCAACGACAGGCGAAGGTAGCGAAGCAGGCGCAGCAGGCGGTGCAGTAAAAGGCAACGCACTAAGCGATACTTCTCCGAAGGACATGAGTACAGGTAATGTTAATGTACCGGGCGGGAAAGCAGCAAAGGCAGGTAAAACTGTCCCAGCTGGACATGGAGCCGAGAAAAAAGGTAAACCAGAAAGTGCTGACAAAGGCGCAAGTAGCACACTTAATAAAGTAAGTACTCGCGCTAAGTAAGCAACGTTAAGGATAACTGAATGAAAAACCTACGAGAGCATTTGACATTCGACCAAGCAGGCATGGTTGTTGAGTCTACCGATAACGCTACAGGCGGCAAAGACCTTTTTATGAAGGGCATCTGCATACAAGGAGGCGTGCGTAACGCAAACCAACGTGTATATCCTGTAAATGAAATTGGTAGGGCTGTCAAAACTCTCAACGATCAAGTATCAGGAGGATACAGTGTTCTCGGCGAAGTTGATCATCCAGAAGGACTTAATATTAATTTAGACCGTGTAAGCCATATGATCACAGATATGTGGATGGATGGACCAAACGGTTATGGAAAATTAAAAATATTACCAACCCCAATGGGGCAGTTAGTACAAACTATGCTAGAAGCTGGCGTCAAACTTGGCGTCAGTTCTAGAGGTTCAGGAAACGTATCAGAAGACGGTAGTAATGAAGTTTCTGATTTCGAAATAATCACTGTGGACGTAGTGGCTCAGCCTAGCGCCCCTGGTGCATACCCAACACCAATTTACGAGCATCTAATGAATGCCCGTGGAGGGTATAAGGCATACGAATTAGCACAGGCAACAAAACAAGACGACAAGGCACAAAAATATCTAAAAGAATCGCTGATTAATATAATCAGTCGACTCCAATAACAGGAGAAAACACAATGTTGGATGCACTAAAAACACTTTTTGAAAATGATGTAGTTAACGAAGAAGTGCGCCGCGAAATCGAAGAAGCATGGGAATCGAAGATTCAAGAGAATCGTCGTGCTGCTACTGCTGAACTTCGTGAAGAATTTGCTCAAAAATACGAGCATGACAAGCAGACTATGGTTGAATCAATCGATAAACTGCTTGAAGAGCGTTTAGCTGAAGAAATTTCAGAGTTTGCAGAAGATCGCAAACAACTAGCTGAAGCAAAAGCAAAGTATGCTGTTAAGATGCGTGAAAACGCAAATTTACTAAAAGGCTTTGTAATGGAACAGTTAGGTACTGAGATTTCAGAACTTCATGAAGATCAAAAAGTAATGGCAACAAAATTTTCACAGCTCGAAGAATTTGTGGTAGAATCACTTGCTAAAGAACTTGCAGAATTTTACGAAGATAAAAAGGATTTAGCCGAAACCAAGGTAAAACTTGTAAAAGAAGCTAAAGAAAAACTTGCAACAGTTAGAAAAGAATTTGTTGCAAAGAGTGCTGCTCTTGTATCTGAAACAGTTGAACAAAAACTTACACAAGAAATTGGTCAACTTAAAGAAGATATCGAAGTTGCACGTACAAACGACTTTGGTCGCAAACTATTCGAAGCTTTTGCTTCTGAATATTCAAACAGCTATCTAAACGAAAAATCCGAAACTGCTAAACTTATGAAAGTTTTAGCTGTTAAAGATCGTCAGATTGCTGAATCAAAAGCGTTTGCTGTAAAAGCAAAAACACTAGCAGAAACTGCAACCGTTGAAAAACAACGTCTTGTAGAGACTGCTAAGAGAGAAAAAAAATTAAACGACTTGGTTGCACCATTAGGTAAAGCCCAGCGTGAAATTATGACAGACTTACTGGAATCAGTACAGACAGATAGGCTACAACAGTCTTTTGACAAATACTTACCGTCAGTTATCGACAGTAAAACTCCAGCGAAGAAGAAGGCAGTACTAGCAGAAGGCAAAGAAATCACAGGCAATAAAAAACAAACTAACGTTAGTTCAAGTTCAAAAGCAGATGACGGAAATGTATTAGACATTCGTCGTCTAGCTGGATTAAATTAAGGAGATAATTATGTCAGAACTATTAGAAAGTCGCTGGCAGGATACAAAAACTGCACTTCTTGAAGGCCTACAAGGCAACAAGAAAGCTGTAATGGCTTCAACATTGGAAAATACACGCAAGTATCTTTCAGAATCCGCAACAGCTGGTGCAACATCCGCCGGTAATGTCGCAACACTTAACCGTGTTATCCTACCAGTTATTCGTCGTGTAATGCCAACAGTCATTGCTAACGAATTAGTTGGTGTACAACCAATGACTGGCCCAGTAGGGCAAATTCACACTCTACGTGTACGTTATGCTGACGGTTTCGACAGCACAAATGGCACAGATGTGACAGCAGGTGAAGAAGCACTTTCACCATTTAAGATTGCAGAAGGTTATTCTGGAGACGCAGCAACTGATCGTGCAGCTTCAACAGCTTCACTAGAAGGCGCAGCTGGTAACAGAATGTCAATTCAGATCTTAAAGCAAACAGTCGAAGCTAAAACTCGTAAGCTCAGCGCACGCTGGACATTCGAAGCTGCACAAGACGCACAGTCGCAGCATGGTATCGACGTAGAAGCAGAAATCATGGCAGCACTTGCTCAAGAGATTACTGCTGAGATCGACCAAGAGGTTCTAGGATCTCTTACTTCGCTAGCAGGTAACGCAGCTGAAACTTACAACCAAGCGGCTGTAAGTGGTACTGCAACTTTCGTAGGTGATGAGCATGCTGCACTAGCAGTACAAATCAACCGCGTAAGTAACTTGATTGCACAGCGCACACGTCGTGGCGCAGGTAACTGGGCAGTTGTATCGCCATTCGCGCTTACAATCCTACAGTCTGCAACTACTTCTGCGTTCGCTCGTACAACTGAAGGTACATTCGAAGCACCAACTAACACTAAAATGGTTGGTACATTGAACAATGCTATGAAAGTATATGTAAACACATATGCATCAGATGCAGCACCAGTACTAATCGGCTACAAAGGTTCAAGTGAATCAGATGCAGCGGCATTCTATTGCCCATACATCCCACTAATGAGCTCAGGCGTTGTACTAGATCCATCAACATTCGAACCAACAGTATCATTTATGACACGTTATGGTTATGTTGAGTTAACTAACACTGCGTCATCGCTTGGTAACGCAGCTGACTACCTAGGTAAAGTTGCTATCACTAACGGTAACGTTAGCTTTAGCTAAGTTTTACTTAGATAGTAAAAGTATTAAACAGGGCCTTTGGGCCCTGTTTTTTTATGACTTTTTTAAAAAAAGTGGTTGACATCTTGTATATAGATGCTATTATGTATATATAAGCTAAACGACGGTTTAGATTAGATAGTGCAAGGAACGGTGTTGCGTAGTGACACAACTTGGCTAGTAGCTGTAGTGGCAACATATGATTGTAGAGATACAAAGATATGTTTTTGGAAGTAACTATCCGATGCTAGGCTCC